CTCTCCACCACTGCTGCCGCATTCACCGGCACCTTGGATGTGGCCGGCAACGTCGTCCTCGATGGCAACATCACGGTCAACACCAACAAGTTCACCGTCGTTGCAGCGAGCGGGAACACTGCTGTTGGCGGCACGTTCTCTGCGGCTGGAGCGACTACCCTGTCGTCCACGCTGAATGTCACCGGGGCAGCGGTGTTCTCGTCCACGGTCGCAGCATCGGGCAACATCAGCACGTCAGGCGGAAACCTGACCGTCTACGGCAACATCGTTCAATCCAATGCCGGCGCATCCAACACGCTCGCGGGAGGTCTCACGGTCGGGAACGCAGCGGTCTTCAACGGCGGCGTCACGTTCAACTCGACGACCACGTTCACTTCCGCAATCTCGGTCGCGGGAATCACGAACACCGGCACCTTCCTCAGTACCGGCGCAGCAACCATCGGAACCGTTGGAGGTGCTACCCTTGGAGCTTGCACCATCTCAAGCGCGACGGTCTCGGGGTTCCTCACGGTCGCGGGACCGAGCACGCTTAACGGAAACACTACTCTTGGTGACGCTGCTGGCGACACTGTGACCGTTGGATCGGCAACTGTTACTTTCACAAATCTAGCAGCCAAGTCTACTCCTCCTGTTTCGACTGACAGATTCTTGATTCTTGATTCAGCAAATCCAAATCAGGTCAGGACGGTTCTGTATTCAGCGGTTGGAGCAGTGAAGTTCATCTACTCGGAGACCATTGTTAAGCCTGTTGGATCTGAACAATCGGTAACTGTTGGATCAGGAGGTTACGACGTTCTTGAGCAAAGCGGATCCACATCGGATTGGTCTTACACTTGGACTCCTAAAACGATTGGAAACAAGGCACTGCTGAAGGTGTCGATTCCAATCCACGTTGTTGATGTTCCAGTTTTTGGCCAAACATCGTTTTACGCTGGCATCGTAAAAGATTCTGGAGCTGCTGGAGACGTTGTTGCGGTTGCTGCTCAGTTTTCAGCAGAAAACAACGATGTGGTATTGATTGCTCAAGGCGAGTTCACATCAACTTCTGCAACTCACACGTTCAAGGTTTGGTTTGGAAGCGCATTTGGATCAACGATCACTGTGGCTAAAAATGGAACCGCTTCTTGGTTCAACAACAACGCATCCACCCGCAACGCCAAGGTCCAATTTGAGCTGATCGAGTTCTGATCATGAACATCTCCGAAATCGCTCAGGCAGCCTGCGACAAGCTATCGTTCACCGATGCGGCAACTCTGGCTCTCGCCAAGAAGTTCACCGCCCGTCGCTACGCCATGCTCTGGGACGGGGCACTGTGGAACGATACCCTCGGCGTTGTGTCGGTCTCCATTACGGATGGCCAGGAGATCGTGAACATCAGTCCGTTCGTCACCTCCTCCTACACCTCGTTCTCCGGTGAGGAATCCTACTTGGACCTCCCGGTGGCCATCCGCTTCACCGTCACCGGAGACACCGACGGCATCGAGATCCCCGCCGCAGAATGGCAGTCGTTCTTCCAGCTCGATCCCAACATCTGGAACAACGTGGACTCCCGGAAGTCCACTCCCAACAACTTCGTCAATCTCTCGCGCCTCATGACCGATGGCGCGACTACCTACGGCCAGTCCGGCATCCCACGCATCAAGCTGGTTCCAACTCCCAACACCAACGGAACCCTGTTCATCCTCGGGAAGAAGCAGTCCTGCGTTCGCCAACTCGGCGAGACCGCAGCCATCACGCTCAACCGATCCATCGAACTGCGGGGCGCAGACAACGCACTCATGGCCTACGTGGAAGGCGATCTGCTCGAGTACTCCCGGCAGTACTCCAAGGCCCAAGCGAAGTTCGCAGAGGGAACCGCTCACGTCTCCACCATGAAGGACATGGAGCGTGGCCAACAACAGCAGATCAGCCGCATCATTCCTGACTCGGATTACTCCTACGACTTCAACGACATCGTCTGATGCCATTCCAATCGTCAGAGTCTCTCGATGACCAGATCGTCCTGGACGGAAGCAACGGGTTTCCATCCGGCGTCATCACCGCCACTCGACCTGACGGCATCCCGGCCACATCCCTCGCGGATGCGGTCAACATGGACTACGACGACTTCGGCAATCTCGTCACCCGGTACGGTGCCCAGTCCATCATCGGCAACTCCCTGTCGGCCACATGGGAGAGCATCGTCACCAACTGGGAAGCAATCACCTCCTACTGGGGAAGCAGCCTTCCAACGGACATCGAGATCATCTCCGGTTTCTACTTCGACACGGCTGCATCGGAGCGCATTGTCATCGCTGGATACAGCCCATCAGGAGCAACCCGCCAGCTTTACGTTGGAAACCCGACGACATCGTTCGGTGCGATCACCGGGTCCTCGTACAGTTCATCCGCTGAGTACGTGTACTTCGCGCAGCTCAACGAGAAGCTGTACTACTCCGATGGCGTTGGGTCGCTGAAGTATATCGATTCGTCGAACGCCAACGCTTCTGTATCAGCTTCAAAAGTAAGCCGTGTGGATGTTGTGTTCGGAGGAAGCGGTTACACGGAAATCCCATCAACCGCAGCACTCACGATCAGTGTCACTGGTGGTGGTGGAAGTGGAATGTCGCTTGAAGGCGTTGTTTCAAACGGAGTTGTTGTAGCGGTAAACATCCTTTCACCAGGAACCGGGTACACATCCGCTCCAACAATCACGTTCACTGGATCAGGCCCAACTCACGCACATGCAACGGCGTTCTTTTCGCTGAACCCGCCTCCGAAACCGATGTATTTGGTTTCGCACACGCAGAGGCTTTTCTGCACATCTGGAGACACGACCAAATATCCAGACACGCTGTACTTCTCCGACATTCTGGATGGAGATGTTTGGGATCCAGCCGGTAGCGTCCGCATCGGTGGTGACGGTGATCCCATCACTGGACTCTTCTCTTGGTTCGGATTCCGGCTCCTCGTCCTCAAGGAACGATCCATCTGGTACGTCGATGCCAACCCTTCCCAAGACCCGGCAGACTGGGAGATTGGACTCGTCTCGGGAAACATCGGGTGCGTCTCCCACCGATCCATCGTCGGTGTCGGCGCCGATGTCCTGTTCCTCTCACGCGACGGCGTCCGATCACTCGCCCAGATCCAAGCGGGCACCCAGACAGACGTTGGCCTGCCAATCTCCGCGCCCATCAAGGACATCGTTTCCAAGATCAACAGATCCAAGCTGCACCTCTGCGATGCAGTGTCCTGGAACAACCGCTACCTGCTCGCGGTTCCACTGAGCGATTTCGAGGATCTCCTCACCGAGGATCAACTCCCCATCCTCACCGAATCCGATCAGGAAATCCTCACCGGCTCCGCAAACGCCAACAACTGCGTCCTCGTCTACCACCTGCTGGCCAAGGCTTGGATCGGTTACTGGACCAACTGGTCCGTCTCGGACTTCATCCCCACCTCGTTCTCCAGCAACGGACCCATCCTCATGTGGGGCGGAGAGGTCCTGTCGGCAAACTCGGGTTCCGGCCAGGTGTGGTCGTTCTCTGACTACCTACCAAACACACGCACCGATCCATCCCCGATCACCGCGTTCTTCGATTCCGGGTATCCTTACGAGTCCCGGATCATCACCAAGGCGTACAACTTCAACGAGCCCATCCCGCAGAAGACCGGGTACAATGTTCAGTTCGCTCTGGAGAACCAGAACGTGGATTGGACCGCTTCGTTCGACATGGCGTTCTCGACGGACATGGGCAAGACGTTTACCACGTTGGAGTCCAATGTGGACGTTGGGCCTCAGGAGCTGAAGTTCCTCAAGTCCTTCAACCTCATTTCTCGCGGTCGATGGAACAACATCCAGTTCAAGCTCAGTACATCCACGGGCATCGGTGGCCGGATGATGCCGCAGAGTATTACGACCAGCGGATTCCTCGACTCGATCAGGCCCGAGCAATGACCCACGGCGCAATCAACCTGCTTCGCGAAAAGTGGGGGAACTGCCGCAACTGGTCAGACGATCAGCTTCTCGCATGGATGAGCTACTTCAAGGGGCGCATCGCATTCATCCAGCACGAAGGCCAGTGCGTGGGAGTCGGTGCCGTCCGGTTCATCAACGACCTGTCCCAATCGGATGACTGGCAGGCCAACGATCCCCAGGGATCCATCGCATGGGTCGAGGTTGTCGTGGCCAGCAAGGAGGACGCCGTACAGTCGCTGATGAAGGTCCTGTCGAGCCGGTGCGGAAAGCACGTCACCAAGATCGGCGGACGCAACGCAGCCACCGGCAAGGTCCGCTTGTTCGATTTCGACCGTTACTGCAACCTGCTTTTCAACAAGAGGATTTCTTATGGGCGGAAGTTACAAAGCACCTGACATGGCGGCGGCAAACCGCGAGGCGGTCTACGCCCAAACCGAAACGTACCCGCTGCTGCGCGAGATCGAGGCCGCATCGCGCTTGGGTCGCAAGGGCACCTACGTCGATCCAGCCACGGGCCAAACGAAGTCCTACGACTTCACGGGCATGTCGGACATCGACATCACCCGCGAGACCGCTCGGGAACTGGCCAAGCTGGCACCGGAACTCACCAAGGCCCAGCTCGACCTGTCGAAGGAGTACGGCACCCAGTTCGCCGAGCAACGTCGCCGGGAGCTGGAGACTGCGGATCCCGAGCGGTACAAGCTCTACGACCGTTTCCTCTCCGATCTGCGTTCCGGTGCCCGAGGCGTCGAGGAGACTGCGCCATCGGCCCCAGAGTACGAGCGGGTATCCCTGCCGCAGGAACTGCGCGACACCGGGATGTCGGCCTCGATGCGGGCTGAATTGGAGCGTCAGATTGGCGGAGAACTGGCTCAGGCTGGCTCTTTGCCTCCCGGCCTTCAAAGGGCCACAGAGCAGGCATTGCGTGCGCGTGGAGCGGCTTCTGGCAACATCCTCGGCAATGCGTCCGCGCTCCGGGAAGCCCTCGGTGTTTCGCAAGCCATCCAGCAGTCCGACACCCAACGCCGCGCCCAAGCCCTCGGTCTCCTGCAATCCGGTCAGACCACGTCCGACACGGCGAACCGCAACGCGCAGCAGTCCTTCCAGAACATCCTCGCGGCTACTGGCCAACGGAACACGGCTAACCAGCAGACGTTCGCGGGACAGATGGCAGCGCAGCAGCAGCGCACCGCTGGCCGGCAGCAGAACATCGCCAACGTCAAATCCGCTCTGGGACTCGCGCCCATCGTGTCGCAGGCCGCGCAGCTTGGCGGACTCCAGCAGGGCGCATCTACGTTCGGTCAGCCGCAGTACATTCAAGGGATGCAACAGGCCGGTCCTGGGCAGCTTCTCGCGCAGGGATCGCAGTTTGCGTTGGCCAACGCCCAGGGTGCGTTGCAAGCGTCTCAGTCCAACAATCCGTTGGCGATTGCACAGGGAGTCTCCGGGATCATTGGAAATCTCGGAAACTGCCACGTTGCACGTTTGTGCATCCCGGGAGAATGGGAAGGGTTCTACTTCTGGAAGGAGTTGCTCGCCCCGGATTGGTTCCGAGATGCCTACAACGAACACTCTGCGACCGTGGCGAAGTGGATGCAGAACAAGCCAACGCTCCAGAAGTTTGTAGCCAAGTGGATGCGGTCGAAGATCAAGGAGGTATCCAATGCCTGATTTCGCAGGATTCGCAAAAGGAGCCGGAAACCTGCTCACGGGCGGGCTGCTTGGCCAGTTGTCTCCTGACAAGTTCGACCCAAACAAGGTCAACGTCCCGGACATCTACAACATGGACCAGGACAAGCTCAAGGCTGCCGCATCATACGATCCCGGTGTCTTGCAACGCCTCGGAAACCTGCTGACCGGAGGTATCTATGGCAACTTGAGTGGAATGGAAGGTAAGCAGGACATGGCCGCGCAGGCCAAGGATCTGATCATGCGTCAGGAGATCGAGCGCAGGCTCAAGGAACGCATGGCGCAGCAGAATCTCGCTCCAATCGAAGAACCTCCAGTGATGTGATATGGCAAAAGCATTCCCCTCCACAGACAATCTTGAGTCCGTTGCCCAGTACAGGCCAGGTATTGCATCGCGCATCGCCAACCTGCTGACGGGCGGCATTGCTGGCCAACTGACCGGGACGACCGAGCGTGCTCAGGAAGCGGCTACAGCCAGACAGTTCCTGCTTCAGGACAGGATGTCTGAAGCCATCATGAAACGTCGCCGGATGGAGCAATTGCTTGAAGGTGCTCAACAAGCCGGGATTTCAAGTGAGGAAGCGGGAACGCTGATCAACGATCCGACGCAGCTTTACAACCGGATCAATGAAATGAGGATGCGCGAATCCTTGGCAAAGGAGACTGGCCGACAGATGGGTGTCTCTGGTGATCAAGGTCCAATCCAGACGCAAACCCCGCAGGAGTCCCGCGCTTTCGGAATCGGAATGGCTGAAGGTCAAGCTGATCAGTTCAACAAAAACCTTCAATTGAGCCGTCTGAAGCAGTCCGCACAATCCCTTGGAATCCCGCTTTCAGATCAGGATACCGAGGAGTCAATCCGCGCAAAGATTGGTCAACAAAGCGCAGAGACAAGTCAGAAGACCTCTGATGAACTTGCGCGGAAAAGGAAGGCTGATGAAGCAAATGCTGGATTGCGATTGCTGGGAATAGAAGTCCCTAAAGACGATCAAGACGCTATTGCGCTTTGGAATCAGAAACAGGCTGAAGCTCCAACTAGAGCGCAGCAAGGGGTGCAGCGGAATGTGGACAAATTCTGGTCGGCTGTTGAATCTGAAGATCCAAACCAGATCCGAGAGGCTTATTCTGCATTGTCTCCAAGCCTTCAGAACAACGCTGACATCATGTCGGCTGCTGGAATCAATCCAAGAATCCCCACAGAGGTTCGGAAGGAGATTCCAGTAATAATGAGACAGTACGAGGAAGCCGGAATTGCTGCGCGGGCAATCGCAGACCTCGTTGGGTCTAATGACTACAGAACTGTTTCAAGTGATTCATTCAACGAGTTGACCTACAAACTCAATAAACAGAAGGACAAGTTCTTCAAATCCAATGCGGAGCGGGACGCCGTAAATAAAGTGATCGAAGCCTTCTCGACACTTGTAAGCAGCGGGAGAAAGAATTTGTTTGGTGCATCATTGACTTCTTCTGAACTTGCTGAAGCTCAGGATATTTGGGCTAAAAAGGATTCAGCAGACTTCCTGCCCAGAGCGTTGAGGTTCATTGATCGGGTTCACTCAAAGGCGAGGATCAAGGAAATGTCGGAGACATACAGCGGTGTTCCCAAAAAGGCGGTCGAAAACGAGGCAAGATACCTTAGTCTATACGACAAAACTGTCTCAAAGATCAAAGGGTTCAGGCGCATGGTTGAACCTTCTGAAAGCGAGCCTGCTGCTCCCGCTGCTGGTGGAACCAATG